CACGAACAACTGCTGTACCTCTTATGAGGTTGTACCCATCTATTTTATCCTTCCAGAGATTGTTAGCGATAAGCTGGTCATAAATTTGGAAGGAAGTTAATGTAGTATTAATGGTATGTGTTTGGTTATAAGTCCCAGATTGAATCGCAATAGGTTTCCTTAAAAATTCAACAATGGCATTCGTGTCAGTGGGTAAATTGGGAACAACATTATCAAAAATGTTCCTATTCTCATTTTTGACCAAATGTCCATCATCCATAAATGAGGTTGTACCTGTGTTTTCGACTGGATCGATGCTAGAAGCATCAAGTGAGGTATTTAAATTCTTGTTTTGTTCAGCTAGTCTATATACAACACACTATTGACTAAAACCAGTGTGAGGATATCTTCCTATGTGTTTGGTGATTACCCATGCAGCATTGGTAGTATCGCTAAATAGCGCTGCACCCTCTTCATCAGATATCGCAAGATATAATACGGTATCCAACTAGTACGACCGTGTTGGAAACGGAAGGTTGTTCTTTTACGACTACAATTTCTAAAAGTCGGGGTTTAATTTAGAATGCTAAGCAATCGAAGCTACCGAAGGCAACTTCGAAGCTGGCATTCTTAGGTTGATATGAATAAGCTTCAAGAGAAGCTCTAACAACTTGAGGACCATATTGGTTGAAAATCTCTCTCCCATGTCGAGCTAATTCGGAAAGCACGCACTCGATACGTAATTTCATTTCGGAGAGATCCGGGTTTTTCTTCTGCCAATGAAGGGTTTCTTTTATGACAGAGAGTTCTAATGGACAAGTCACTCTGTTGTTCACCTTGTGGAAGCCTCGCTTGAGAAAGCTTACTTCCCAGATTTTCCTCTCACCAAGTGCTTCAGAGTTCTTCATCTCATTGGTATAATCCATCCCGACAAATTTCGGGATATTAACCTCTAACGCAGCTTGGGAATACAAATGCTTCACACACGGTTTATAGGACACGATATTATCATCTCCAAAAACCTGGAATCTTGCATTATTAAAAACCTTTTCAAAATCAGGGTATCGATCTTCTAACTCGGCTAGTTGATCCTCAGCACAAAATGCTTGATATACAAGGATTACGAGATTGCAGAGACTGTTGAAGACGGCTGTCATTGGTTGACCTGATGGGTTTCCACCCACCATTTCGTAC